CATCCTCGCAGCACAACGCGACTCAGGACAGGTCTTTGCACCGGCGGTCACTTTCTAATGACCGTCCCCACATACCAAGTCCTCGTCGGATTCCAGACAACCACAGGATTCGGTCAACCCTTCCAACTCAACGACGCCGTCTACGGTCTACTTAACACCGGAACCCTCGGAGGTCTCGCATACGCCGACCTCACGTCAATCGTGCTATCAGTCAACATACGACGCGGACGCAACCGCCAACTAGATCAGTTCAACGCAGGAACCGCACAGGTTGTCTTCAACAATAACTCCCGCATCCTTGACCCCCTCAACACCGCTTCGATCTACTATCCGTTCGTCCTGCCTCGCTCCCCAATCATCATCTACGCCAACGGCACCCCGATCTACACCGGATTCGTTGAGGACTGGAACCTTGACTACATGAACGCCAACCAGGGACGAATGGTTGCCAGATGCGTTGACACGTTCGGAACCCTGGCAAATCAGCAATTGAACGCGTTCACCCCGTCGGCACAGACCTCAGGATTGCGCGTAGACGCCGTCCTAGACCGTCCAGAGGTTGCTTACCAGGGCGCAAGGTCTATCGGTACAGGTTCGTCAACTCTGGGGGCTTACGCGGTCTCTCAGGACACAAACGTCCTCAACTATCTTCAGCAGGTCAACACCTCCGAACAGGGCTACATCTTCACCGCAGCCGACGGCACCCTCACATTCAAGGGACGATCGAGCGTCCTAAACCCCGTCGCAGGCGCGTCGTTCACGACCAACGGCACCGGCATCCCATACATGAGTCTCACAAACGAGTATGGATCGGAACTCTTGTATAACTGGATAGTCGGACAGTCAGCCGCCGGAGCAGCACAAACATCCTCAGACTCTGCCTCGATTGCTCTTTACCAGACTCAGAACTACAACCTCCTCAACTTGCTTAACTCAACAACAACCGAAGTTGCAGGACTGACCGCGTACCTTCTCGGCAAATACCGCAACCCCGTTCTCCGCTTCACAGGGGTCTCATGCGAACTTGCAGCGCTGACATCGGCGCAATGGGCAACCATCTTCGCCATCGACCTCACCTCAATCGTCACGGTGCAAAAGGACTACAACACCGGAACCCCGCTCACAGAATCGCAGACCCTAATCACGTCAGGAATTGAACACCGAATCGTTCCAGGGTCTCATATTATTTCGTACACTTTTGAAAGTACGGACGGCAACCAATACTTAACCCTTGACGATGCAATCTTCGGAACGCTCGACAACAACCTTCTCAGTTTCTAAAGGAGACAAACATGGCAGAACAAACATTCACATCGGGACAAATCCTCACCGCAGCACAAATGACTGCGCTGCAAAAAAACACAGGATTAGCATGGATTAGTAGCACAACAGTCGGCGCAAGCGTTGCCAGCGTCAACATCACCAACGCGTTCAGCGCAACCTATGACAATTACCGAATTGTCCTATCAGGTGGAACAGGGAGTACAACTCAGGCAATTGCGATGCAATTAGGTTCTTCAACTACTGGTTACTACGGCATATTAAGTTATGTGTCCTATGCGACAGGTTTGACTACAACTGCAACAACAAACAACGGTGCAAGTTTTGTCTTTGTAGGAGAAACATCAAGCACAAATCAACTCGTATCTATTGACGTTTTCAACCCTTATCTAGCCAAGTTCACAAACATGAATGGACCGTACGTTGGTTCTATATCGGGCATGGTTGCTGGATATCACGGCGTAGCAACTTCGTACACGGACTTCACTTTGTCGGTAGCAGGAAGTATCAACGGTGGAACTGTCAGCGTTTACGGATACCGAAAGGGCTAACCATGTCAAAACCAAAAGGAACCTTCCACGATGCCCTCACAGGCGAAACCATAGAAAGGGAACTAACTGATGAAGAAATTGCTGCTCTACCTGAGCCTTCTGACCTGCCTTACCCTGTCTAGTTGTGCTGATCGTGAACGCCTCAACTGCCCACCAACCAAAAACAAAGCGCTAAGAGGCGTAACCGAAACAATCACCCCAACAACAGCAACACCGCGCTACGGCACCGGAGGGAAATGCACATGAAACCACAAAACAGAATGAGCAACGAAGAAATCAAAGCACGACTCATCTTTGTCGTAGCAATCGGATTGACAGTTGCTTTTCTCTCTTCAATCTTGGCTCTTTTGTATGGCTTGCTATTTGTGACACAACCGCTCGAAGTCAGTCCGAACGATAATTCAGCATGGGCAGTACTGTCACCAATGCTCGCCACGTTAACTGGCGGTCTTCTTGGCGTTCTTGCTGGCAACGGTCTTAAAGATAAACCAAAGGATCCTCCTACACCATGAGCGTCAGACCCTACCCGTACTATCCCTCGTATGACGGAAAGATGACACAACCCGTAACGGCAAAACTTGTTGAACTATGCGGAAAGCGTTGGGGAACAAAGTCCCTCGGCACCTACGCAAATCGTCCAATGCGCAACAACGCCGGACTATCCGTTCATGCCACCGGATACGCAGCCGACATTCAATACAAAGACGAAACGCAAGCGCGAGAGATGTGGGATTGGTTCCTTGCCAACTCAAAAGCCCTCGGACTATGCGAACTTCATTGGTACGCATACGGCGAATACGGCGCGGGATACCGATGCTCCAGGGGCGAAGGCAAGACAGGCGTCAAGATCTACACCGCAACAGACAACGCAGGTTCGTATCAAGGCAACCCAAATTGGCTGCACTTTGAAATGGCAAAGCAATCCGCAGAAGCATTTGAAACCGCTTGGCGGGCATTGCCGAAACCGTAAGAACGCACGAAGAAATTTTCCTCTTCGCGCTAGACCTCGGAATCATTTGTGTTTCCCTCATTGGTTCCGAGGTCGAATCCGCCACCCAGACCCTCCTCTGTGTTACAACATCAAGACACGTCAAGCGAAGGGAAACGCAATGACCGATACACAATTCATCTACAGTTTCATAATGGGATGGGTGTCGTGTTGGCTTTTCATGAAAATGATGGCTAACCGATGATCCTTCCCACCTGGGGTTATTATCCGTTATGGTCAAAAGACAAACTAACGCTCGTCCAGATCTTCACAGATCCGGCAACAGAAGAGATCGTCAAAGTCACAGTCGCCACTAGGCGCGCTCCCTGGATGACGTTCGCTTCGATTACAGAAGTTGAAAAGGTTGATTAAGAGAATCATGGCAATCGCCCTCATCACCGCAATATCCATCCCAACACCGGCATTCGCAGCAGCGCCGGACAACCCATTCCAGAAGTATCACGGCGTTCTACCAGACGCCTACTACGACGGATTAGCACGTTGCGAAACTGGCGGAAACTGGAACCATTCAACGCGTTCCTACACCGGCGGACTTGGCATTTATCGAGGCACCTGGCAGACATGGTCAGACACTTCAAGCGCTAAAGGGCGTAGTCCCATCGAGCAAGTCAAAGTCGCTGACGCAATCGCATTCAAATCCCATATCAACCTAGACGGCACTAAAGTCTGGCGCGTCGGACCCTGGGGATGGGGATGCGTCAAAGGGCAAAAGTCGCTCCAGAAGTACATCTGCCAATCCCGACACAGGGATGTCGCAAGATGGAAACGCAATTGCGCTACAGTCCACAAACACAACTAAATACAAGTGAGGGAAACACTATGGAACTAACCACCGACGAAATCATTGCTCGTCTCATGAACTACTCCGTCAAATTAGACGGCGAAATGCGATTCGAGGAATCAGCAACATTGTCGCAAGCGGTTGCGCTCATCATGAGCCTCCGCAACGCAACAGAACGTCTCCGGCATCCAAGCAACACAATCATCGCCGACGCCGTTCGATACAACAGTCAAGACGAACTCAAAGCCGTCATCGAATGGATCACGGAACAAAGATGAGCATTGAAGACTACGAACCCGTCGCCAGTCGCCTTGCTCGCTTCTGGGAGAAACACCCTGAAGGACGAGTCATCACAAAACTGATCACATTTGAAGGAGACCGCGTCATTGTCCAAGCCGACATATATGTCGACAGAGAAGATGACCGACCAGTTTCAACAGACTTTGCCGAAGAAATCAGGGGCTCAAACAACGTGAACAAAACGAGTTTCATTGAGAATGCCTGTACGTCTGCCATCGGGCGAGCCTTAGCAGATTGCGACTTTGCCTCGTCAACCGACTGGACTCGCCGTCCGTCGCGCGAAGAGATGCAGAAGGTGGACAGAATGACGTCACGACCCACAGAAGGCGGAAGCGTCACCGAGCCGTCCAACCTTGCCTCAGACAAGCAACAGAACATGATCCGCGCCGTCTGCAAGTCAATGGGCAAAGTTCCACCGGCGAACCTTCAAGGCATGAGCAAGCGCGAAGCGTCGCAATACATTGACAGCCTCAAAAACGCTGCACCTGCACCAGAACAAGAACCCGAAGAGGCGTTCTAATGGTTGACTTCCTCATGCTT